CCACCACCAAAAGCAGATACGGCTCCACCAATCATTCCAGCAACTGGGTTGCTCATAACAGCAGAAGTGAGTGTTGCAGAAAGATTATTCATTGCATCATCACCCCAAGAGATATTATTGGAGTCTGTAATATTATTCGGCATAGGCAACTTGACCTGTGCTATGAATTTCTTCAGTGATGAAATCCTTTGTTGACCTTGAGTTAAATTTTCAAGTGGATTTATTCCTCCTGTACCAAAGATTTGATTTTTTCTTGGTGGTTGATATATGAACTGGTCAATGGTAACGTAATCTTGTCCACGAATATCTCCATAATTAGCATCAAATGGATACTTAGCACCTTCAATTTTATCTCCACCACCTTCTTCAAATAACTTGTTAAATTTTGCTATATCTGCATCACTTATCCTCAGAAAATTGTTTCCCTCTCCTAATTTATCTAAGGCTAATTTACCTAAGTCTTGTAATGTGTCACCTGCAGCGGCAAATTGAGCACCAATTGACTCAGCACCATTAGATGCATTTGGATCATTGTTTCCTGGTTCTACTTCGCCAGGTACAACCTCACTTTCTTCCTCTGCATTAAATGGTACAACTTGTAATGGTTGGGGACCTCCAGTTACTGCTTGTCTAGGTATAAAAGCATCCTGGTTGAAACCTGGTGATAAAAAGTTGTTACTGATTCTTTGTGTGGATAAGTTTACTGCTTTTTGGTAACCTAATGATAACTGTTGTTTTTGTGTAGATGCCGAACCATTGATAGTTCCGGTTGCTAAAATTGCTGCTGCTGTTTCTGGTGTGGTTACTTCTATATTACCGGCACTACGAATACTAAGAAGTCCAGTGTTCGATGTTTTACCAGAACCACCAAATGTTGTATTTCCTTGTGGGTCTACTGTTGCCAATACATATGGGCGTACAACAGTACCAACTATATCTGGATTTCCCGTTCTCTCATTTGCAATGTAAGATGTGCTTCCATCTTTATGTAAACGAGTTTGCACAAAGGTACTTTTACCGTTGATATTAACTCTCCATACCTGATTGTTACTACTCGTACCACCAGTATTAATTAGGTTATTTTCTTTATCGTCTACTCGTGCATCTGTGCTTGCTGACATTTAAATACTATCCCATGCAGTTTCTGGACTAACAAAAATTCCTGACTTGTCTACAAAATTTTCAGTCACTAATTTTGCGACATCATTGTATTCGTTTCCATCAACTGGAATAGCATACATATCACCCATGTTACCAGGAATGTAACTGTGTATAAGTTTGGAGTAACCTACGGAAAAGTCCACTTGTTTCTTATTTATCAAGGAAGCAGCAAGTTGTCCTCGGAGTGCAGGATTTAAGTAATGTAAGTTAGCACCAAGGACTCTGGTGCCGGTGATTTCAATGATGTAAGCAAGGGGTCTCCTATCATAGAAAGGATATCTATCAGGACTTTTTGCATTGTATTGGAAGAAACATAGAGAACCTGGTACTGCTTCAGCACGATTATTTTGTAGTTCAGTGAATAGTTCATTAGCATACCAATTAGGATCCTGACCATTACCTGCCCGTGCCATGATTCTACTACCAATAGTATCTCTTGTTACAGCAGATTGTTGTCTTTGCTTTAGAGTCTTCCTTGGCATTACTTGATTCCTAGATCGTCTTCAGTCATAATCTTGAATTCAAACTTGCGGTCAGCACAGAACTCTCGTGCTGCTTTCCACTTTGCTTGATTAACTGCCCAAGTTACTATGGAGTTCTGCCATGCCTTAGTTCTCCTTTTGGGATTCATATTTGGTTGTGCTACTTGCTTCTTTGGTTTTATTTCAACAACCATCTGTCTTAACTTACCGGTCTTGTCCACATACTTGATAAAGAAGTCTGGGAAGTATCGATGAATTCTTTTGTCTACAGGTGAAACATATGGAATGAAAAATTCTTCTGATTGCCACTCCTTCACTGACTCGGTAAGGTCGCAATACTTCATAAAAGTTCGTTCCCATAAGGAACGATAGACTATATTTTTCGTATTCCCATTATATTTCTTTGGATAAGACGGGAGATACCTTCCCTTATACGACATACATAGTATATAAGTAGTTTCAAAGTATTTAGATGGCAACATATTCGCCTGAGATTCTATACAAGAAGATAAATGATGTTCAGGAAACCTTTGGTGGGTTGTCCCAGACTTCCCAGTTTATGGTGACATTAAATCTTGGACGTTCTTCTATTCGACAGAGTGGTATTGGTCCTTTGAATAGATACCTCACCAGGTGTGGATTGTTTAATCAATCTAAATCTACGGAAGAAACATATGACTTCTTATGTTCTGATGCATCTTTACCAGGATCATCTTTTGATATGGCAGAAGAATCTGGTAGTCGTCAGGGAGTTATTGAAAGATTTCCGATGCGTAGAATCTATGCTGACTTCGATTTGACTTTCTATGTTGATAAAGAATATAATACTATTCGTATCTTTGAGGAATGGTTGAACTGGATTGATCCACTCAGCAGAGGTAGCACAACATATGATGGTGATGAAGAGGGGCAAGCAGGATTTGATGAGAGTAATAGTTTCTTTAGGATGAGATATCCTAATCAGTATAAGACTAAGGTTTCTATCGTTAAATTTGAAAGAGGGTTCTGGAGGAATCCAAATGAGGTAGTCAGGGATGACAAGATCAAAAAGAAACTTCAACAACAACCCATCTTAGTATATGATTTTATTGATGCATTCCCAATGAATATTTCTGCCATTCCATTTTCTTATGATGGAAGTTCAATAACAAAAGTTACTGTGAACTTTAATTATGCTAGGTATACTGTCTCAAAACAGATCCCCAGAAACGATTGAACTATCCCCACTAAATAATTTTATCGTAATATAACATTATGCCTTTACCAAAGATTTCTACCCCGACTTATGAGTTGGAATTACCGTCAACAGGAAAGAAGATTAAGTATCGTCCATTCCTAGTTAGAGAAGAAAAGATTCTTATCCTTGCTTTAGAAAGCGAAGACGAGAAGCAGATTGCAACCGCAGTCAAAAATACATTGAAAGATTGTATTCAGACCAGAGGTATCAAGGTTGAGAACCTTCCTACATTTGATATTGAATATCTGTTCTTGAATATCAGAGGTAAGTCTGTAGGCGAAGCAGTTGATCTTATTGTTACCTGCCCCGATGATGGTGAGACAACAGTTCCAGTCAAGATTTATATTGATGAAATTGGTATTGTAAAACAAGAGGATCATTCTCCAGACATTGATTTGGATGGTAATCTGACACTTCGTATGAAGTATCCATCATTGGATCAGTTTGTTTCTAGTAACTTTAGTTTTGACGAACGTGAAGATTTAGATAAATCATTTGAAATTATTGGTTCATGTATTGATGTAATCTTCAATGCGGATGCTGCTTGGTCTACATCTGACGTTACCAAGAAAGAACTAATGACTTGGATGGATGGATTAAATTCTGCTCAATTCAAAAAGATTGAGGAATTCTTTACATCAATGCCTAAGTTATCGCATACGATTAAGGTTACCAACCCAAATACAAAGGTTGAAAGTGAAATCGTATTGGATGGGTTACAAAGTTTTTTCGGTTGATCATGGCACATATTGATCTTGAATCATATTACAAGGTCTGTTTTTCTCTCATGCAGCATCATAAATATAGTTTAACAGAGATTGAAAATATGATGCCATGGGAGAGAGATATATATCTTGCATTGCTAAATCAATATGTTGAAGAAGAGAATGCACGAATTCAACAACAAGGAATGTAAATGGCAGTATCAGGAGTAAGAGCACAAAGATTCCTCCAACCCGCACCTGGTGGTGCGAGTGCAGTTTTTGCACGTCAGCGAGGGATGGTTGCTCCTGCTCCAGCAAGATTACCAGCAGCAGTAGAAGAAAAGGAGAGTCGATCCGGTAAGGCAAGTGGTCGTGACTATGGAAACTTCTTTTCTAAAAAGAGAAATGTATCAGCAATTCAGGGAGCAGTCAATGCACTCAAGGGTCTTTTAGTAGGAACATTTATTGCTGCTAAGAGTCTAGGTGCAACACTCAAGAATGTTGTAGGTCAGATAAATGGATTTGTTGGAAATAAGGGTGGTGGTCTTCTTGGAAAACTGGGTACGATTGGATTAGTTGCAGCAGTTGTAGTTGGTGTTGCAGCAATATTCGGTCCTCAAATAAAGAAAGCATTTGATTTTCTCAAGACGAAAGCAGAAGAGATATTCCAAAACGTTAAACAAGCCTTAGCAAGCGTAGATGAAAAGATAAAGAGTTTCTATGATACGATAAAAGGTTTTTATGATACAATAATCATTGGTACGGTTAATAATATCAATTCGATAATTGATCTTATTAAAAAGGGTGGGAATCAATTATTCCATTTACCTACTGAGATATATGGACTTGATGTCTCTCTTATAACAAACCCCATAAAGAATCTAGGCAAGCAAATCTACGGAATACCTTCATTAAAATCTCCACCAGAAATGCCATCGTATGAACAACTGTTCAATGGTGGAATCAACTTCCTATCTGGTTATGATAGTCTAGGAGACTTGGGATCTAGTATGATGTCTGGTCTTGGTGGTATGATTGGAGGTGGAATCGACAGCATGACGGGTATTGTTGGTGATTTAATCAACAACCTGCTTGCATCTTTGGGTCTCACTGACGCTGGAAATGTAGCATCTGAATACCTTGGTCTCGGAAAACAGTTTGGAGAATCAAGAGACTTAGGATCTGGTCCGGGTGTTAGTAGTTTGATTCCTGGAGGATTTGGAGGAATAATTCCAGGAATAAAATCAACACTTGGACTTGGTGGTTATGGTCAAAGATCACCAGATGGTGGATTTGGTGGAAGTGCTAATAACTATGGTATGGCTCAGGATGCTGTAACTAATACAAAATGGAAACCTATTCTCAACCTTATTGCATCTGCTGAGAGTATTAATGGATCATACTCCTCTGCTTATCATCCTAATGGGAGTAAGATTATTCCTGGTCTAGAGAATATGAGTATTGAGGATGCAGTTGCAGCTTCTGGTGGTGTTGATTCAGGTGGAAGACATTATGCTATTGGTAGGTATCAATTTACTACACTAACAACAGATCAAGCAGCAAGGGCCAACTTGAAGGTTACTGATAAGTTCAGTCCTGCAAATCAGGATAAGATGGCTATTGCTTTGATTGAGGGTAAGAAAGGTGTAACTTTTGATATGCTAAAAAACAATCCAGAAAAAGCACAAAGGAGACTTGCTGAAGAGTGGGCAGGTCTTCCAAAGGATACTTCAAATAAGAGTGTTTATGGTAATGATGGTGTAAATGCTGCCCATAGAACTACAGCGGAAGTTCAGGATGCATTCGGTGAGACTTTACGTGGTGGTATTCAAACTCCTCCTCCCCCTAAACCTACTACTCAACCTGCTCCTGCACCACAAGGAAGCACTAAAACAACTGCTCCAGCAAAACCAGTAAATAAAGCAAGCACTATTGTATTGCCTGGAGGTACGCAAGTTGCACAGGCACCACGAAGACCACGACCAGATACTTCTGTTCCAAATATTAGTGGGGAAGGTGGTAATCCCACTATAGCATTCCATTCACCTTCATTCCCTGATATATTTGACCTTAATCGAATTGGTGCATTCGGATGAAGTTAAAACTTTTTCAACAGAATCCAACGGTAGAAAAGTATAAACCCGATTCGGCACTGCGCCAGATTGAATCGCTTGATATTGATCGCAAGGAAGATCTTGAAAGGTTTAGAGCATGGATGGAAGGTGCTGCTAAAGAGAAGTCTGAACTTCCAGATCAGGGAGAACTTGATGAATTAAACAAGCAAGCAACAAGTGGTAGAGGTATTTCACTTGGATTGCTTGGCGTTATGGCTGCAATCCCCCTTGCTGGTCTTGCCTTGGGTGGAGGTTTTACTGGCCTTTCAAAGATTGCTAACGATGCCATGTCTGCTATTACTGGTGGGGGTGGTAAACCTGGTGCTGGTGCTGGTAATGATAACTTACTTGGTATTGACACTCAAGATAAACCAGGTGCTATAAATCCTAAACAAAAGTTTCCTAGATTGCCAGGACTACCTGGAGGTGGTGGTAAACTATCACCCAAGGTAAACCCTACCACACCTAAGTCAAGTAGACCAGCATCATCAACTCCTAGATCAAACGCAGCAGGTAATCAAGTATCCCCTGGACAGCAGTCCAGAACTAATAGTAATAGGGCAACGAAACCAGGGCAGACACCTAAGGGTGTTACACAACCCAGAAAACCTAGTCCATTAAAAGGATTCAAAGCAAAGTTAGAAACAGGAACTGCATTTGGTGGTAAGGGAAGCGGACTTCAGAAAAGATTCCATAAACTTTTTTCCGGTAAGAATCCACTACAAGGTTTTATTAAAAAGATATTCGGCACCAAAGTAGGTCGTAAAGCAATAGGATCAGTTCTTGGTAAGGCTGTCCGAAGAATTCCAATTCTTGGTGCTGTAATCGGAACACTAATGGATATTTTTCTTGGTGGTGAAAAGGTCGGCAGAGCAATATTCAAGGGTGTCGGTGCTGGTATGTTCGGAGCACTGGGTGCTGCAATTGGTGGACCATTCGCACTCTTTACAGGTATTGGTGGTATGGCAATAGGAGAATGGGCAGGTGGAATGCTTTATGATAAAATTTTTGGTGGCGGCGGTGCAAAAGTTATACCCAAAGCAACAGATGAAACAGAGGAAGAGATAATACTTGGAAAGGAAGAACTGGAGACACTGAAAAAACAACAGCAAGGACAGCAACAGCAATTCACCGTTCCTACGAGTGAGATTCCAGCGGAAGGATCTTCTGAAGAAGAGTGGGCTGCACATTTTAGAAGATTAGATGCAATGAGCGGTCAACAAACATCTAATCAATCATCCAGTCAAACTGCTGGTCAACCATTAAGAGATAGCGTTAGCTCTGGTGGAAATGGTCCACTCGTAGATGTGATATCTCAGAAAGCAATGAAGGATAATTATGGTGTTCCTACTGGTCCAGTTAGAACCAGAGGTAGGAGTGGTGGTCATGGCGGTGTAGACATAGGCACTGGTAGTCAAACTGGATATTATGTTGCATACAGAAGAAGTGGAACGGTCAGTCTAGTGCGGTCTCTTTCTGGGTATGGTAATACCGTTATTATTAAAATCGGTAATCTAGATTTCCTCTTTGCCCATCTAGCAAGAAAATCAGATTTGAAACCAGGACAACCATATAATGGAGAGATTATTGGTGAGATTGGAAACACTGGTAGAGCTTTTGGTGGTGGCGGTCAACACTTACACTTTGAGGTGAGACCTGCTGGAGGTGGAGGTGGGTCTGATATTAATCCAGAACCATATGTTTCTTCTCTGGTTATAGGTAGACTCGATCCAAATTCAGAACAATCTCGTGTTGGTGGAGTGGAATCGGGTGCAGAAAAACTAAATGCTGCTGGCCAGATTGAAACTCNACAACAAACCNGACAGCAACCTGGTATTGTGCAGCAGATGACTAAAATGTTAGAACCNNTGATGCCANTNNTTAAANTATTTGAATATATGAATGATAAAGAACTGATGGATAAGACAGTTATATATGGCAGAGATCCAGAAACAGGATTACCTATACCTAATTTCAAACCGGTAAAACCTGCTCCTGTTAAACAAGATATGGTTTCAATGTTCACTCAAGCCGCAGAACAAGCACAGGGTGATGTCGTAATTATTCAGGGTGGTCAAACTGTCGTTCCAAGTGGCGGATCAGAATCAGCACCCTCTCCTAATATTCAAGCATCGGGAGGTTCTGGCAAGACTGTCTTTGTTGGTGGAGGTTTTAGTTTCCCCGCTACATATAGAGGACTGATGGCTACGAAACTAAAAAATTAAATGTCAGTATCACTACAAGGTTACCAACCAAGACAATTTACCATTGAATCATTAGATGGTAGAAAAATTGATATTACAAACTCAATTCTTTCTGTGGATTACTTTGAGGATATATTGAGTCCGTCAATTTATATGGTTGCTACGTGTATTAACAAGTATAGTATTGTGACTGGTCTCCCTATACGTGGTGGCGAAAAGGTAGAAGTAGATCTTGGTACAGGATTGGGTGACTTTAAGATTCTTGGTGAGGGTGAATCTCTTCGTGTCTATAAGGTTAGCGGACAAGAAGGAACTAAGTTTGCAGAGAATTTTACTCTGATGATTACGACACAAGAGTATTTTAATAATGAAATCAGTAGATGCTATAGAAAATATACTGGAAAGATAAGTGAATCTGTAAAAGATGTTCTTACAAATGATTTAAAAACCACAAAGTTTTTAGATGAGAACATAGAAGAATCAGCAAATGCATATAAGTATTTTGGTTCTATGAGGAAACCATTTAGTGTATTAGAATGGATATGTCCTAAGGCATTATCATCTAGAGGAGGGGAGTCGGACCCAGATCCTAATGCTTCTGTTGACGAACAAGCAAAGGGAACGATGGGATTCTTTTTCTATGAGAACAAAGATGGATTTAACTTTAAGAGTATTGATAAACTGACGGAACTGCAAGGAAACGCAAGGGAAGAATCTGTATTTAAATATAACTACACTGGTGCGGTGATCAAGTCTGATGATTCTTCAAATAACTTTAAGATTTTAGACTATGCGTTCGATAGGAACATTGATGTAAGATCGTCATTACGATTTGGAATGTTTAAGAATCACACTTTCTTGTATAACATTGACGATAATCAAGTAACGGTTTATAATTATGATATTAAGGAGGAGATTGGAAACAAGAAAATGTCCAAACAGGATGGAATATCAGTTGCTCCTGAATTAACTGAATATCCTAGCAGAATCATTGTCAGAATGACAGATAATGGTATAATGTCTAGTGGAGGAGGAACAGAAAACTCTGGTAGAACCCCTGCTGATATGGCAAAGTCTACTGCTAGATATAATTTACTTTTTACACAGTCACTAAATATTCTTATACCGTGTAATGTAAACTTAAAAGTAGGTGATGTTATACACTGTGAAATTTCTGAAATGAATTCTGGCAACTCTAAAGAACCAGACACAGAAATTAGTGGACGTTATCTAATCAGAGAACTAAGACACCACTTCTCCCAAGGACAAAACACAACAAGTCTCAAATTGATGAGAGATTCATACGGAGTAAATTAAATGGAAAGTATCGAAAAGCATATTAAAGTTGACAAAGAAATTTTAGACAATTCAACTATATCCCCACAACAACGTCGCCACATTGAGGGTGAGTTGCATGAATTGGAAGAGTATGTAGAACATCATAAGTCAGAGATTGCAGCAGGTGATCATCATGATCCCACTCCATTAGAATTATATTGTGACGCTAATCCATCAGAACCAGAATGTTTGGTATATGAAGACTAATGATTGATTCTCTATTCAAAACTGATTTTGCTGGTAAGGATGGATTCACCTGGTGGTTTGGCAGGGTTGCTAATAAATCGGTGTGGAAAGATGCCAACGTTGTAATGACTCAAGCAGCAGACAGTTATGGGCAGAGAGTTAAGGTTAGAATCGTAGGATATCATCCATTCAATGGTGAATTAGCAGAGGAAGACCTGCCTTGGGCAACGGTCATGATGGATGCTATCACAGGTAGTGGTCAGGGTGGTATGGGAGACGCCATGACTTTGGTCGGTGGGGAAACCTGTATTGGATTCTTCATGGACGGGGAAGAGGCACAGCAACCAGTCATCATGGGTCTTATTAATAGACACAATGGAATTGAAAACAGTGTCAGTGAAGCAGAGTTAGCAAATAATAAGTCGTCAGGTTTTAGAAATACTACTGGTGGTAATGAAGATCTCCCTACGAAGAGGAAATCTATTATTGACAAGGCACAAAAAGTAAAACCACCTCAATCACCAGCACAGAAAGGTTTAGTATTTGATCCAAATGCCCCTAGTATTATAGATACTGGCATAAACAGTACAGCAGAACTTACTACTTCTTCTGGTGATCCTGGTAAAGGGAAGACAGAGGGTGGAGTTATTGCATCCCTTGGATTTTCTAGTGATGCTGCTAGGATTTTTGAAAGAAATGCAACATCTTATCGGGTAAATCCAAGCAACTGTAAGAATGATTCGTTAGGACAGATTACTCAAGTACTTACAGACTTCATTTCACTTACAAATAGTTTAGAAAGTGCAATGGGTAAGTTCGTTGATCCCATTGAGAACTTGATCTACGATATGGATGCAGAACTTAGGAGAATTGTAAGACAAGTCAAGGGACTTATCAAAGGTGTATTGAATGATGTTAGAGATGGAATTCTGGGGAAGTTAAGTTTTCTCTTTTCAAAATTCTTAGGCACATTAAATCTTGTTAATCCATTTGAGTTCCTTTCGGACGAGGCATCTAGATTAGCATATCAAGGTATCATGGATCTTATATTCTGTATCTTTGAAAAACTTCTTGGCGATCTGGGTGACTTCTTAATGAACATGTTCAGTACAGTAATTGAGAATGTGGTCAATGGTCCTGTTTGTGCTGCAGAGCAGTTTGTTTCTGGTATCTTTGCTAAGGTATTTGATGCACTTGAAAAAGTTATGGAACCAGTTCTATCAGGACTCGATTGGTTGGTTGGTGGTATTGGAGTAATCTCAGATTTTATTGGAAAGGCATCTAACCTTGCGTCTCAAATTCTGAGTTTCATTGGTTGTGATGGTAAAAAGTGTACCACTCCATCTAAATGGGCATCAACATTGAGTGGTTCTATTGATATGGCAGCAGACGATTGGGAAAAACAAATCAGTAATATTAATGTGCTCAAGGGTGTGTCCTCTGACCTTACAAAGATATCAGACGATGCAGGATCTGCTATTGGTGACTTCTTTGGGTCAGATGAATTCCAACAGACAGATTATAATGGAATGCAACTGTCCTCTATATTGAGTGCAACTGATAAATTGACTGGAGGAAATTCTGCAGGAGCACTTAATAGAGGACTGGGTTCAATTGAAAGTGCAATCTCTACTACATCATTGTTTGGGAGTAATAGTATCTTTAATTCTTGTACTGAGACAATTAATAATCCAACAAAACAAAGAGACCTCATTGGTATGCCACTTGGATTTGTATTCGATAAGTGTATCACACCAGAGATTGAGATATCCGGCAGTGGTAGTGGTGCTAGTGCAACTCCTATTGTTGATGAGTTCGGAAGAATCATTGCTACAGAGATTAAAAATCGAGGTTCTGGATATACTTCAGGTGCCGAAGCATCTATAATTGATAATACTAACAATGGACACAATGCAGAACTCAAGGTTCTAGTCAAGGATGGAAAGGTTAGTCAGATCGTAGTTATAAAATCTGGTTTTGGATATTGTCCTAACGTATCACCAATCACACCCAATCCGGTTGGAATTATTACTGCAATCTATGTTGATAGACCAGGTATTGGATACACTATAGGCGATAGCATACTGATTCCACTACCACGGATTATAGATGACACTACTGACGGTGGTACTGTTACTGGTCCTGGTTTCCCTGATTCGCCACTGCCTATTGGTCCTGTAATACTTACACCTGGCATTATACGTGATGGTGATAATCCAGGATATGTTGTTGCACCTATACCTACACCCGGTAATGGTTCTATCATTGATGTTAGAATACCAGTTAATATGGATGCAGAATATAATTTCATTCCAAAAATTGTAATAAATAGTAGAAACGGAGTTGGAGCAAATCTCATTCCGATTTTAACTTACAAGCAGTTGGATAATGTAGATACATCAGGTGTCGAAAGGTCCGGTCTTGTAGGAATTACCAGCGTTATTGATTGTATATGAGCAGACTAACTGAAGAAGAATTACAACAATTAAAGAAAGAAATACTGGAAGATCTTGCGCCGGATTACTTTGCAATGCGTCGTCCTGGATTCAATATTGAATCAAAGTGTATCACTCAAGATCATGGAATTGCTGAGTTCATAGTTTCTACTGATCAAAATCAGGGTATCCAGTTTTATGAGAAGGGAAACGCTAAGATGTTAGCAAATAAATCTGTTGAGATTGTTGCTGGTAAACAGAATAAGGATAATAAATCATTTGCAATTACTCTTGATGCAAAGAGTGGAAACATATTAATCTCATGCCCTGATGGTGATCTCATTTTAGAAGGTGCTAATGTAAAAATCATAGCAAAGGATTCTGATGGTGATGTCTCTATCAGTTCTCCAAAGACTTTAAGTATGAATGCCCCAGAGGTTAACCTTAAAGGAACCAAGACTAATGTATCTGCTACATCAGATCTACATATTGATGCTGCATCAATGGATCTCTATTCACAAACAGGTGATGTTAGGTTTGCCAGTGGTCAAGATCCCATTCTTGGACCAAGTATTTTTGGGCAAATCTTTCCTCAAGTAGCTCAATCATTAAAACGATTAGGAATCAACGTATAAGTTATGAGTACAAAATGTGCAAAGATGGCTGCTGCAAAGTGCCAGATTGGTGCTTATGATGCATCCAAACTAACGTTAGGACAGTTTGCTGCTAATGGTGTCCTCACTAATCCAGGTATTAGTATCTTTGGAGAGTCACTACAGTTCGGTGTGGTGAGGGCAGGTGTGACTATTGGAATACCTCAATCTTTACCCGGAGTAACTTTACCATTCTCATTAGAAGTTAGTGGTGTTGCTCAATACTTTGGTGTCTTGAACATCTTCGGAGTAACGAATACTTTTGGATTGATGTCAATATTTGGTGGAAGTATAAACAATAGTTTCTCTGTTAAGAATGGTCCTGATACTAAAAATGCTATAAACATTGCCAATGGACCTAGTGTCTTTAATGGATTGTTAAAAGCAAATGGTGGAATTAAAACTCCTATAATCGTCTCAGAAGTTGCTAAGTCGGGCATCTTTATAGGACCAGTGAACGGAATTGCCAGTGGAAATAAACCACTAAGTGCTTTTGATCTTCCTCACTGGAAAGAGAAAGGAAAGAGAATACGTCACCTGTGTATAGAGGGACCAGAAGCAGGAATTTATATCAGGGGTAGACTTACCGATAGTAATGTGATTCAATTACCTGAATACTGGGATGGACTGGTTGACTATGATAGTATCACTGTGCAACTACAACCTATCGGTGAAAGACATTATCATTTAAATATAATTGAAATGGATAAAGAAAAGATAGTTGTAAAGGAAGCAGACGATAAACCATTTGAATGCTTCTATCATGTATGGGTAGCGCGATGGATTGATCCTAGAGACCATAATGAAAAACTTCATGTCGTTTACGATGGGGAAAGTCCTGCTGATTATCCAGGCAATCCAGAGAACTTCTTAGTTGGTGGATGGGATTATGATCGTAGAAAGTCACAGTGGGGAGATGAATAATGGCTAATAGAAAAGCAGATATAATTAGAGATTTAGCAAATCAACTCAAGCAGAGTGAGGATACCAGAGAAGGTATTTTGAGAATGCTTGCATTGAAGGATGCCAAGATTGATGAAATCGATGAACTGATTATCAATATTGATAGGAAGATCCCAGATCTTATTGATAATATTAATGCTAACATTATTCCAATTCGGACAGCATATAATTCAAGGATCAGCACTGGTTGTAGAAGTGATTTGACCTGGGAAATTACTGAGACTGGAACTGATATGAATGATGATGCTTACACAATATATACCGCAGTAAAAAATAATACAAGACAGCAAGTAAATTTTTATGGTCAGAAGTATTATAGAAAACCATTGAACAGAGACTTTGGTTCAAATATAATCACTGAATTGAAAGGTAATGTAGATCTTGCAACTGGTAGTGGTATATCTACAATTGCTGTGACCAGTGCTAATGGAATTGAAGGCATTGAAGTAGGAGATATTGTTACTGATAATCTAGATAGTCCAACAGTTTATACTGTAGGTGATCTACCAAGAGTGACTGGATTTGGAACTGCCTCTGTTCTTGGAATTACTACAACAATTCAAGGTAACATTGGTGTTGGTTCAGATTTCTTTGTTGCTGTTGGTGCTGGTGCAACGTCTGCTGTTACAGTAGGTTCTGCAGTTTCAATGTTCAATATCCTTCCTGAGGGTACGACTGTGATTGCAATAGGAACAGCAACTGCTATTCTCCCATTTTATGATGAGGATGCACAAACTTACACAAACGCATCAATTGTTCGACCAGCATTTCAATTAAGTAATACTGCAGTATCTGCTGCTACTCTTCAGGTTATGCATGTTGGAACAAACGATACTAAACCAACATTGATACTGGATGCAGAAGCACAGAAAGAAATTGATGATCAAGAATTTGTAATCATCAGAGACACAAAAGATATTGATAGTGATTTTGATTTTGAGAAGAGTCCTATTGACCCTGTTACGATTGGAATCGTAGGAAATCAATTAGGTATAGGACATAAATCAGAGATTATTAATAATGGTTTTCCCCCTGGTCCAGCGCAGTGGAGAGAAGTATTAGAGGAAGATGAACCTGCTGTTGGTGCTGGACATGTATTTTATTATACAGGCAATACTATTTGGCCGACTATTTCTGGTGCTGCTGCTGGTGTTGGTTTTGGTGTTCCGGTTTATGTTGCTGAGGGACAAGTTTTAGTTTCAACCAGTAGCACTCTTGCTGGTCCTCAACAATCAGCTACAGTTACTTCTATTTCACCAACAGGAGCAGTCGATGGTGTTGGTGCATGTGCTACCGTAGATCAGAATATTACTAACTCTGAAGCAGCACTTGTAACAGCAGTCAATAATAACCTTGCAGAAGCACAGCGTCTCAATGCACTCTCTCAAGCACTGAGATCATATAGAGATGATGAAGAAATAGAAGCATACGGTATGTTGCAGGCGTCAGCGTATGAAAGAAGCAGAGCAAATGAAGCAAAGGATCGGTCTGGAACCTTTGAAGGTCAAGACCTTGCTGAGTTCGACACTTGACATCCTGCCCTGACCCTGCTATAATAAACAGGTAATCAACAAGGGACCATGGAAATCCAAAGAGAAGACCTCGTTTCACTCCGCCACCTTCAGGAAGATATCGCTGCAGACTTCTGCGACGATACCCTAGTCAGCGGCGAATGCTATTGGGAATGTGTTGAGACTCTTGCCTCGATCAAACTTATGGAAATTCGTGGCGAAGTAGTTCTTACCGACCAATGAAGGACTATACTTCTTTGTATATTGAAATCCTAAAGTGTTACAACTATGAGACCAGAAACCCGTCAATCTATGGAAATGTTGTTCGCGGCGAAGTGGAACTTACCCAAGGCAGCAGACAACTGCAACTTAACATTAAAGGAAATGAAGATAACCTTCAATGAGTATTGCGTCTTCCATCCTCCCACTTATGATGAGTATGGTCAATTGAAAACCGACCTTTGATTTCCAAAAAGGTCTAAAAAAAATTCTGGTAAAAAATTTATCCCAGACCTTTTTGTGAGTGTGGCGGAATTGGTAGACGCACCAGACTTAAAATCTGTTGAGAATTAATCTCGTGGGGGTTCAAGTCCCCCCACTCGCACCTTGCCCTTATAGCTCAGTGGTAGAGCAACGCTTTTGTAAAGCGTAGGTCGTTGGTTCAAATCCTACTGAGGGCTTCGG